TACACAACTTAGACAAAAACGAAGAATTAAAAATAGAAGAACCCGTTGTTGAGGAAAAAGAGGAGCCAGTAGTTGCAAAGGAAGAAATTGCAAAAGAAGACGAGATCAAAGAGCCACCCAAGCCGAAGATTAGAAAAAAGAAAACAATAAGAAAAAGAGCCCCTCGCAAGAAGGCAACAAAGAAAGAACAATAAGTAAACACATCTTTATTAAAGAACCCCCGGTACTGCTGGGGGTTTCTCTTTTTATAAACTATTTACACTAGCGGGAGATCCATTGAATGCCAACGACGAACACAAGTCCTAAATCAGCCACCAGTACAGTAGTATTAACTTCAACAGGGAGCACAGCACTTGTTGCAGCAGCAGTTCCTTTTGGAATGTACACCGGATCCGTCGATTTCTTAAGTGGCGCCTCACTGCAAGTTAATTATGTGTACAAGAAGCTTGGTGGCGATGTTGTAGACATTGAGTTGACACCAGCAAATGTTTATTCAGCCTATGAAGAAGCAGTTCTAGAATATTCATATATCATTAACCTCCATCAGAGTAAAAACATATTATCAGATGCCTTGGGCAATACAACTGGTACATTTGATCATTTGGGGAATATAAAAGGCGATGCAGCCTTATCTTCTAGTTTGGGAGGGGATCATGTAGCATTAAAATATCCTAGAACCAAATTTTCGATTAGTAAAAAAGTTGGTGATGGAATGGCTTCTATGAGTGGTATCGGGGGAACCATAAGACAATATTCAGCATCTTTTTCGCCTGTACAAGATCAGCAAGATTATGATTTACAGACAATTATAGAAACTGCCGGCACATCAGGCACCGATGATGGCGGCAATACGGTGGATTTCTCTGGAAAAATAAATGACAAGCGTGTCATAGTTACAAAAGTTTTTTACAGGTCCCCACGCGCCATGTGGCGCTTCTATGGCTACTATGGTGGAGTGGGTGTCGTCGGCAACTATTCAACGTATGGACAGTTCGCAGATGATTCGACATTCGAAATTATCCCAACTTGGCAAAATAAACTTCAAGCGATAATGTACGAAGATTCAATAACCACCAGAACTTCAAATTATGCTTATGAGCTTAAAGACAATATGTTAAGATTGTTTCCCACTCCAAGTTATTGGGGATATCAAGAACAAGATCGAATTTGGGTTCAATTTTATGTAGAAGACGATGCTTGGGACGATGCAGATAGATATAAATCAGGAGTCGATGGTATAAATAACATGAATACGCTACCATTTGACAATATTCCATATACTAATATTAATGCGATTGGTAAACAGTGGATTAGGAAATACGCTCTTGCGCTTTGTAAGGAGATGTTAGGTCAAATTCGAGGCAAATTTACTACGATGCCAATTCCTGGTGAAAGTGTCACATTAAATCATTCCGAACTGCTAACACAAGCAAAGGAGGAGCAAGAATCTTTGAAAACTAGCCTAAAAGAAATACTTAAAGAGATGGAATATACAGAATTGGTTAAATTGGATCGCGAAAAAGCCGAATCCGCCGAAGTCACCTTTAAAGCTTCACCCCTTCCGATATATGTAGGATAACAATAAATGTCTGATAAATGGAAAAGACCAACCGCGCCTCCACCACCTCTTTTCTTTGGAGAAAAAGAGAGGAATCTCGTCAAGCAAGTTAATGATGAATTAATTGAAAAGGTTATTGGCCAACAGATTTTATATTATCCTATTGATGTTGAAAGAACAAACTTTCATGAATTATATGGAGAAGCAATTGAAAAAACTTTTTTGCCACCGGTGAGGGTGTATGCCTTGGTGGAATTCACAGATTTTTCTACAACGTATATGGAAAGTGTTGGCATCGATAAAAGTTGGGAGATTAATGTTCATTTCCACAAAAGAAGATTAGAAGAAGATCAAAACATGTATGTGCGAGAAGGTGACTTTGTTTTGTACGGAGAACATTACTACGAGATAGTTAAACTTGCAGAGCCTAAACTTTTGTTTGGACAAGCCAATCAAGCTTTTGAAATTTCTGCAAAATGTATGAGAGCCAGAAAGGGACTATTTGATGCTACCTGATAATTTCGATTTTGCTATGTTGCCGCCAAATGGTAATTATGATTTGAAAGAAGTGGGGATGCTTGCATCTACTATAGAAACGATAGATTATGCGATGGTTTCATGGCTAAAAGAAGATTTAAAATTAAGCGCCCGCACAAATGAGGGCTCTATCCGGGTTCCAGTATTGTGGCAAGTGCCTGAGCGGTCTTTCCAAATTAAACATGAGAAATCGTTGAGAGACGACGCGGGTGCCTTGAAATTGCCACTTATTAGCATAGAGAGGGCGGCAATAACGAAAGATCCGGCTCGCAAAGGCTCTTATCAGGCACATAAATATTCTGATGATAAGAATGGGCGCACCGGTCGCCTGGTGGTAGCAAGAAAAATAGTTCAAGATAAAACAAGGAATTTTGCCGTTGTGGGCAATATACGAAGAGCAGATTATACAGGTGGAGGTGTTCTCGCCGGCGCCACAGCAACAATAACTATTACAGATTTCAGCGAATTAAATGCGGGAGACAAAGTAAATTTGGTTGCTACAGATGGGACCGATTACAATTTCACGCAGGGCGACCAAAGTTCGGTCAATGGTACATGGGAAGCCACCGATGATAACGACACTACTGCGGCCAACTTGGGCGCCGTCATTAATACTTCGAATGGGCCAGCAGGAACTAGATTTACCGCTACGGTGGATGGAGCAGTTATTACTGTTACTCAGTCCATAGGCGGCTCCACCGGCAATACAGCGATTACAATAACCGACAGCGGCACCGCTGGACTGTCAAAAACCAATTTTACCGGCGGCTCATCCGGGGCTCAAAGGTATTTTCCAAGAGTCAATAAAAAAATTGTTATTAAAACCTTGTCAATTCCGATTCCCGTTTATGTAAATATAGATTATAAAATTGTTCTTAAAACTGAATACCAAACACAAATGAATGATTTATTAGCCCCATTCATGACGCGAACCGGTCAAATTAATTGTTTTGTTATGCATCGGAATGGACACACATATGAAGCTTTTATAGATCAGGGCTTTACGCACAACAATAATGTTTCTAATCTCAATGAGGATAGCAGGATGTTTACATCTGAAATTACTATTAAAGTTTTGGGGTATTTAATTGGCGAAGGAGAGAACGACGATAGATCTATTGTGAGAGTAGATGAAAATGTTGTTGAAATTACATACCCGCAGGAGGGAATTGTCAAGGATCCCGAGGGATTCATGAATATTACATCCTGAAGTGAAAGTTCGTTTTTCTTCTGCATTCCTACGCCTTTTGAAGTTCAAAATACTATTTAAACTATGATTGTGCCGCAATTAAATCCTATTATTTAAGAGAGGAACTTAAGAATGCCAGTAAAAAACTTTAAATTTGTATCTCCTGGGGTGTTTATCAACGAGATTGATAAATCCTTTAGAGCGGGAGAACCCGAAGCAATCGGGCCCGTAGTAATTGGTCGAGCGACCAGAGGACTTGCTTTACAGCCCGTAAAGGTTAGATCTTATTCTGAATTTGTTGAGGTATTTGGAGATACCGTGCCTGGTGGCGGTACTGGCGATGTTGCTCGCGACGGAAACTTTACATCACCAATGTATGGCACTTATGCAGCAAAAGCATTTTTAGATGCTGGAGTTGCCCCTCTCACGTATATTAGATTGCTTGGTGAACAATCAAGCACCAGCAATACTGGAGATGCCGCAGCCGGCTGGAAAACATCGAATAATCCTGCACAAGCTGTCGGCAGCAATGGTGGGGCGTTTGGTTTGTGGCTTTTTTCTTCTGGAAGTGATGCAATTTTAGGCACCGGAAGCCTTGGGGCAATCTTTTATGTTTACAATGCTTCTCAAATTTATTTAAGTGGTACGATAAGAGGTGGAACTGTCGGCGGCGCCGGCGGCGACGATCTCTCCACGACCGGCGCTGTCGGCGCTGTTATTGGAACCGATTCAGATAATCTTTTCACCATGTATATTAGTGGTGTAAATGGTGGAGAAAAAACAGTTAGATTTGGTTTTGATGATGGATCAGATACATTTGTTCGCAAGCGTTTTAATACAAATCCGCAATTGTGCGCCGAACAAGCTAAGTTTTTTGCAACCCCGTCTGCTCAGGATTATTGGCTTGGTGAAAGTTTTGAACAAGAAGTTCGCGATGCAGGTCTCGCTGGGACCGCCGCGCAAGCTGTTATATATCCAATTGCCAAAGGTCTTACTTCGGGCCCCCACAACATGCTAGCGCAGGGTCTTCGCGAGAGCCGCACGGGATGGTTTATCGGGCAGGATCAGGGCGCCCCAGCCAGTTATGTTAACTTCAGACAGCAAAAACTATTTCGCTTGATCGGAAGAGGACATGGAGAATGGCTGCATAGGAACTGTAAGGTTTCAATCGATAAAGTTAGGCAGTCGGGAACAACCGTAACTGATTATGGAACATTTTCCTTGATTATTAGACAGCTAGCTGATAATGATGAATCGATTGTTGTGTTAGAGAGATTTGATAATCTCACATTAGACCCCACCTCTCCTGATTATATCGCTCGCCGTCTTGGTGACACTTATACGTCTTGGGACGCAACAGAAAGAAGGCTCAAGACATATGGCGAATATCCAAACAAATCAAAACTTGTTTATGTCGAAATGAATGCGGATGTTGATGCCGGTGCCACTGATGCCACATTACTTCCTTTTGGATATTTTGGACCTCCCCGGTTCCGCACTATTTTTGATTTGAATACCACGGGCGCCTGTTCTAAAACGGCTTTGGGTGGTGGCACCTCCACCGATGGCTCGACGCTAGCTGACTTTTTTCTAACCGGCGGTGTTTCTGTAAATTCCCACGTGGCTAAGAGCATGCGTGACAGAACCGCGGCACCCGGCTACAAGGCTACTATGTACCTTTCTGGGGGTTTCGGGACTGGCGACGGCTGGGGCGGTTCATGCACCGGCACTCTAAAGTTCCCATCTGTTAGGTTGCGTGTATCAGCGTCCGATGCTGGAATGAGCACCGTTACCAGAGCTTACTACGGAATGCAGAACACTAGAACGGCATCGAGCACAAGGGTAGATCCTAGTGCCGGAGATGTTCATAATCTACTTTATACAAATTATGGCGATAACGGGGGTGGTCAGAATGCCACGTCTCCCTATGCTGTAGCGGGTGTAGAAGATTATGCTTATGTATTCTCGCTGGACGATATTGTATTAAAGAGTAGCACCACCACTGATTGGTTTTACTCTTCTGGCTCGCGGCTAAGGGGGAACTCATACACATCTGGTACTTACAAGAATCTTCTAAATGCAAGTATTAATAGGTTCACGGCTCCATTCTGGGGTGGTTTTGATGGGTTTAATGTTGTAAACCCAGATCCGATGTACAACAAGGGGATGGTTGCTGCCGATAACGAAACAAGCAATTATATTTATTATACTTGGAAGCGAGCCATTGATACGGTTGCCGATCCGGAATATGTTAATATGAATCTCCTGGCGATGCCTGGACTTACTCATGATAGCTTGACAACCCATGCGGTTACCACTTGCGAAAGCCGCGCTGACTCGCTGGCTCTCATTGACTTGGCAAATGTTTACATTCCCTCTCACGAGCAGTGGTATTCTAGTAAAAATAGTAGAATTGCCACCACGCCGGCAGCCGCAGCCACTGCCCTACAGGATAGGGTAATTGATTCAAGTTATGGTGCAACTTTCTATCCGTGGGTGCAGACCCGTGATGCAACTACAGGCCAGCTTCTTTGGGTACCGCCTTCTGTTGCAATGATGGGGGTTCTTGCGAGTTCAGAAGCAAGATCTGAAATTTGGTTTGCCCCTGCCGGATTCAACCGAGGT